ATCGGTGTCTGCTACGAAGGCGGTCTTGACGAGTGTGGTCGCCCTGCCGATACACGCACCCTTTTTCAAAAGCACTCCCTGCGTGTGCTTGTGTAAGGGGGGTAAATCACTTTGTATGTAAAGCATGTGGGAGTTAAATGATGCTGAAATGCCGATGAATAAAAGGTTTGAGGCTATTTGAGTAGTGTGTGCTGAAACAAATCGAATTGTTACATTGTGCGATACAGATATTACATTTGAATAGGGTATGAAAACACTTTAAACGGTCAAATGTTACATGGATATAAAATGAGGGCTGAATTGACGCTTTTTGAGGCGCGATTCAGCCCTTTTCCCGTGTGGAGTGTTTAGGTCATTCTTGGGTACAACGAATGAGGTGAGACTGCTTGATAATGGCTCTACGGGTTATCTTAACGCTGCCATCAGTGAGACCGGCATGAAGTAGCGAGCTCTTTTTGATACCTATTTGAGCGTCATTTAGGACGGTATAAATGGCGCTGATACTGCCGAAATAATAGTCCTTTTTCTCGAAAATGAGATGTACGTGAATTATCTTAGTCATAAATTCATTATTTAGAAGTTTATTTCTACAAAGATATTCTAAATAACAAATATATAGAAGTGTTTAGTGAAAAAATATATACTATTTAGAATGTTTAGAGAGATATGGTTTTGGAGATAACGTTAAGAAAGGAACAGAAAAAAATGATACTGGTGAATAGTATTTAATGAAGTGTTAAAAACAGAGTTGGAGATACTTTTGGAGTTACTGTTGGAGTTACTTTTTAAAACCCATTTTTTGTTTTTTACAAAAGTTGGAGTTACTTTTTTAACAATTAGAAAAGGAGGTATTTTATATGATGTTTCCTTTTAGGTTATGTTTTTAGGCGTTTAAATAAATATTTATAGGGGGATAGTATAGCGTTTTTAGCAAGTAGTATAATTGCACTAATCATATAAACAGTTGATTCATAATAGGTATTTATGGAATAAGTGCTATTTTAGCGCAATAAACGTGCGCGCGTCGCAAATAATTGGCAGTATAGCTCAGTTGGTAGAGCACAGGTGCGCATACGTGATGATACATGTATGCAGGTCTTTTGTTACAAGTTCGACTCTTGTTGCTGCCGCAATGGTTTTTGAAGGTGTGAAGAACGCTCCCGGCATTCAGGGCTCCGACTGAGGGATAAAGCGTGCGGAGATTAAGGTAATTAATTAGTTGTTTGATGGAAACGCTCCCGGTGATTGTGCCGGGAGCATTATGGCAATAATTATGGCAAAGAGAATAGTAGTTGCATTTGACATTATTGATGAAAATGATAATAGCATTATAGGGAAAAGCCTTAATGCAGTTACTACGCCTTTGCAGGTTGACAATATAACAAGTGATGATATTATAAATGTTGAATTGGAATTACAAGAATTCCTATTTAACGCTCGGGTAAACGAGTATATAGGTCACATGTTTCACCGATTGAAGGCTCTACGTCCAGAGGAACTCGATAGTAATAAGTGGTCAGTATCGCCTCTGCGGCCTTTTTCGTATCTAATGAGTCACATTGAATTTCCGCATTAGTGCAATACTTTCCTACGAAGGGGTCTTTGACAATACCTTGTATTACTTCTATTTTGTCTGAACTCTGTTCCCTCAAAGCATTTATATGTCTCCAGAACTCAGCGTTTTTTCTTCTTGCTTTTCTGTGGGACTCATCCGTGAACGCGACATCCATAAACTCGTATAATAGTTTTTCTTTCTCGTTCATTGCTCTATTCATTTTATCGTTATTTAAAAGAACTTGCGGATGCTACCTTACTTTACATTGATAGCACGCAATAATTGTTGCATTTGGCTTTTGATTACATCCATATCATCTTCCAGCTGATTAACCTTATCATAATATGTTTCATTCAGATTCGGCATTTTAGCACTGAAGTACCATTCCGCATGGAGTATGGTGTTTATCTCCTGAGCTTCCAAATTAAAATTGGGGTAATTGATTTTATCTACATTATCTGACATGCAAACAAGGAACCCATGTTGACGAAATCGGTTCTTGATGCGTTTGATATATGAACGCCCATCAGTGTCACTAATGACGTAGATGTGTTGGTCGGGCATGTCCTGCCATTCAGAACGGTCGAGTAACCTCACGATAACGTAGGAGCTATCCAATAATGTAGGTGACATACTTTCTCCTTTGATGCGGACGCAGAAGTATTTCTCACTATTACGCACCATGGATGAAGGCATTTTTATGGTATCTACTACTTCCAAATAATCGGGGTTATCGTAGCCACAGCAGCCTGCTGCAACAGAGATGTCCACCAGTGGGATTGAAACAAAATCATCATTATTGAATGAATTAATAGACTTAGAGCTTGGGGCATTAACAGTAGTAGGCATAGTTCCATTACGCAACATGCTCCCCTCACCAGTGAGAAGCCATAGGGGATTTATATCTCGAAAATAGTCGATAATTTTAAGGATCATACCTTCGCCCATGTCTGCATTTCGCTTTTTTTGTGCACTGAGATAGCCATTGGATAGGCCAATTTCCTTCTCTATAGCTGTTGGTTTTAGACTTTTTTCGGCTAAATACTCATAAAATCTATCAATTGCCTTCATTTTGTAGAAAATAATCGGTTAATAATTTGCGCAAATCGAAAATAGTCGATAGCTTTGCACCGTGTTCAAGCAGAACAGCCCCAAAGATAAGAATTATTTTAATCAGAATTTAGATATGGAGAACAAAATCAGAAAGAAGATTGAACTGAGTGCTTCAGGCAAAGAGAAACTTGCCCGGATGTTCAATGTAACACACCGCAGTGTGTGTTATGCGCTTGACTTCAAACGTAACAGTGTACAAGCCGCAAAAATTAGGGAAGCTGCCCTAATCAATGGTGGTAAGTTGGTGGAGATTATTGATGTGACGGACTCTGCCAAGCGTACGGTGAAGGTGTTGGACTCTCATGGGAATGTGAAAGCAGTGATAGCTAATGATACGGTAACTTTATAATGGTATGGATATGCAAGAGAAAAAACAACAGCAGAATGCAAACCATTTCAGTTCGCATTCTTTTGCCGCAAGTCATCTGATACCCCTTGATAGCTTGCCCCTGTCACACAGAGAGTTTTACTTTTCCTATTGTGGCGTTCCACATACGGATAAGAAAGAGGACGGCAAAACTCTTCGGGGAAAGGAACTTCCTTCAGATGTTTTTGCAAGATGCGGGCTACGCTGAAACTGTTGCCTAAAGCTACGGATGAATGTGAGAACAGCTTGTCGATGAGCAACCGGAAATCCTTTATCGGTATTTCTGTCCGTTCAAAAGCACGGAAGCAGAAAATGTCCATACAGAATTCAGATTTCGTTTCGGAGTGTTCTTCTTCAGGAACGGGGAATCCGGAAAAATCCTCAACGATGGCATATTCCAGTTTCAGCGTGATGGCGATGGAGGTCAGCAACTCGTGGACAAAGATTCGGCAAAAAGGTATTTCCCCGGCATCTTTATAGACGATGCCGCAATTTACCCGCCATTGATTCTTTTTTAGACTCATAATGGTTGAATTAAGAGTTAGTATTAGTTAGACAGCTACAAATGTAGCGAAACTATCCCGGTTCGGGATGAATAGGGATAGATTTTTCAATTGAAATCAAAGAAAAAAGATATGAATAGAAAATTGACAGATAAAGAAGCGGCTTTCCTGCTTGAGCTGCGGGATCTGATGGCGAAGCATAACGCCATCGTATTTGCCGAGGACGGCCGTGTATGTTTCGACGTGGAATATTCCGATGTGGATGACCCGGTGGAACCGGTCATGCTGCCGGAGGGACTCACGGTATATTACGAAATTGATGAATTCATAGAACAAAACTCTTAACCTTTACAAGACATGAAAACCTGGAGAACAATTCAGAAGATTGCCGTAGCCATGGGCATGACCTATGGCATGTGGCTGGGAACCAATGTTGACGCAACGGATGCGGACAGCCGCAATGCGTTTGTAATCATCGTATTATCGGTCATCGTGGCGATATCGCTTTGTATGCCGGATAAGACGGATATCGAAACAGCTTAGGAACAGCTTGTTCGGCAAGTCCGGAATTTCCCTTGCCATGCGGAAGTGGCCGGCTCCCCGGTTCGATGCCGGGGCTTGCACAATGTTGAAAAGTATAAAGTTTCTGATTATGGAAATGTACGGTAAAATAAGGTGTGTCACCCATGCAGAGCTTGTCGGAGGTGGTATTATCAGCGAATCTAACCTAAAGAAGAAGGTCAGTGCCAAGCTGATTATGCAAGTTCAGCTTGGGGGGAATGGGAGAAAGGCTCTTTATGACTATCTCAGCCTTCCAGTTCCCCTTCGCCGGGATTATGACAGACTTTATCCCAATGCTTTGGAAGAAATGAAAGAACAATTAATGAGTAATATTATCCGCAGTGACAGCAAGGCCGTGGAATTCTATAGGACCTACCAACCCGCCATTTCTCTGGAACGCCAGGCCGAATATGTGCTGAATGCCGAGGTGATGAACGAGCTGGTCCGTGTGGAGAAAGAGACCGGAGCCTTGCATAGCAAGTGCGGTTACAGCCGCAAGTCCATCGTGTGGGAAACGGTGCAAGGTACATGTGAGAAGCTTCGTGAACACTATGGACACACACTGCCCAAGACCCGTCTCCGCGAAAAATTCAACGCTTATAAAAAGATCGGCTACGCCGCCCTTGTCAACAAGAACACGGGCAACCAGGCGGCACGCGTGGTGGTTCCCGAAGTGGCGCGGCTGTTGCTGAAGCTCCGCCGCAGCATCGTTCCCCGCTATACGGAGGCGCAGATTTTCGACGAATACAACCGCCAGGCGGTGGAGCGCGGCCTGAACATCATCAAGTCGCCCACCACCGTGAAGAACTATCTCAACGACCCTGCCGTGATGCCTATGTGGTATGCGGCGGTACATGGCATGCAGAAATGGAAAGCCAAGTACACCAGTCTGATGAAGACCAGCCTCCCGCAGATGCGCGATGCCTTGTGGTATGGCGACGGTACCAAGTTGAACCTCTACTACAGGAATGAACAGGGCAAGATGTGCACCACCGGCGTATATGAAGTGATGGATGCCTATAGCGAGACCCTGCTTGGATATGACATCGCCCCGAACGAGAATTTCGACTGCCAGTATCGTGCCTACCGCATGGCCGTGGAAGTTTCCGGCAGCCGTCCCTACGAGATAGTGACCGACAACCAGGGAGGACACAAGAAAGGCGACGCCGCGGGATTCTTCCAACGCCTTACGGTACTCCACCGTCCCACGATGCCCTATAACGGACAGTCCAAGACCATAGAGAATGCCTTCTACCGTTTCCAGGCACAAGTCCTTCATGCCATCTGGCATTTCACGGGACAGAACGTGAACGCCAAGAAACTGAACAGCAAGCCCAACCTGGAATTCATAGAGGAGAACGCCTACGCACTTCCCACGCTCGAGGAACTGAAAACAATCTATAAGGAATGCCGTGACAGATGGAACAATGAGGAAAAGCACTTCGCCACCGGTATTCCACACATGGAGATGTACCGCATGAGCGGGAATCCCGAGGCCCAACCCGTTACGGAGGTTGACATGATGCGTATGTTCTGGCTGTGCCATCCCAAAGCCGTGACCTATACCAACTACGGACTTCAGTTTGAAATAGACAAACGGAAATACCACTATGACGTATATGCCGCCGACGGCCTGCGTGACGAGGCATGGGCGCTTCGCAATACCGGACGCGAGTTCACCGTGATGTATGATCCTATGGACATGACCCGCGTGGAGCTGTGGCGGAATACCGCCACCGGTGCCAAGTACAGTGCCACCGCCACTCCTAAGGTCACTGTCAGCCGCGCCACGCAGGAGCGCACACCGGAAGAGAGCAGCTTCATGCGGAAAACCATCGACCGGAACAAGGAGACCATGGCCGCCATCCAGCTGGAAGGCGAGCGTTTCGACCTTGACGAACGTATCGCAGCCGAGCTCTTCGGTCTTTCCACTCCCAAACCTAAGAACCTCAGCAAGAATAAGATGGACGGATACCGTGAAAGGCATGACCGTGGCGAGCTCCATATTCCTCTTTCCCTGCCGGAAAAACAGAAGCGGGAGGAGGCCGAAGCGGACACGGAAACCGATTACTCCACTATGGGGGAATATACCAAGGCACTCTCCAACATGACGTTGGACGAGCTGGCACTGGACAGATTTTAAACGGCAATCAATAACCAATTAAATACCATTCAAGAATGAAAGGACTAACCAAACAAGACAAGGATGCCATCCGCGACGCACTGATGGCCTACTGTGAGAACTTTCCCAGCCGCAACCGCGCCAGCGAGAGCCTGCAGGGTGTCAGTGCGGCTGTGGTGAGCCAGATTCTGAACACCAAGTACGAAAGCATCTCCGACGACATGTTCAGCCGCATAGCGGCGCAGATAGGTTTCAGCTTCGAGCATTGGACCATCTGCGAGAGTGAGAACTTCCGTCTCGCCACCTACGTGCTGGCCGACGCCCAGATGTACAAGAATGTCACCTGGATGGTGGGCGATGCCGGATGCGGCAAGACCACTGCCGCCATAGAGTTCCGTCGCACACACCGCAACGTGTTCTATATCCTTTGCTCGGAAGATATGAAACGCAGCGATTTTGTGCGCGAGATAGCCAAGCAGGTGGGCGCGCCTACCGACAGCACCAGCAACCTGCGTGACATGCTGGACTATGCACTCGGTATGATCGGTTTTCTCCAGAACCCGTTGCTCATCTTCGATGAGGGGGACAAGCTGACGGACTGTGTATTGAATTACTTCATCAGCATCTACAACCGCCTGGAAGGACGCGCGGGTATCGTGTTCATGAGTACCGACTATATCAAGCGGCGTGTGGACAACGGGCTGAGATACAACAAGAAAGGCTACAAGGAAATTAACAGCCGCATCGGACGCAAGTTCTTCGACCTGAACGCCACCAGCCGCAATGACGTGTATGCCATCTGTCAGGCCAACGGGCTGACCGGTGAAGCCGAGATAAGACGTGTGCTGAAAGATGCTGAAACCAGTGACAATGACCTGCGCCGTGTGAAACGGGTGATACATGCGCAGAAGCGCCGTGCCGAGCAGCAGAAAGGAGGGGCAGAGTAATGAGTGAGACTTTTGAACGTAATGCCAAGGGGGTACGTGAGATGCTTTCCATGAAGTTTGACACACTGGACTTTGAGGGGGTGTGGCATGACGCTTTCGGCACCCCCGAGCGTCGGGGTGTCTGGTTTGTGTGGGGGAACTCCGGTAACGGAAAGACTTCATTTGTGATGCAGCTCTGCAAGTATCTCTGCCGTTTCGGCCGTGTGGCCTATAACAGTATGGAAGAAGGTGCCTGCCTCACCATGCAGGACACACTCCGCCGCTTTGGCATGATGGAGGTCAACCGTCGCTTTCTGCTTATCGACAATGAAAGCATCGAGCAGCTCAGCCTGCGTCTGAAACGTCAGAAATCACCAGATTTTGTGGTGATAGACAGTTTCCAATACACACAGATGACCTATCGGCAGTATATTGAATTCAAAGAACGCCACCGTAACAAGCTGATGATTTTTATCAGCCATGCCAGTGGCAGGCTGCCTACCGGACGCAGTGGCAAGAGCGTGATGTTTGACGCGTCTTTGAAAATCTACGTCGAGGGCTACCGGGCTTTCAGCAAGGGACGCTTCATCGGTCCGAAAGGCTACTATGACATCTGGCCGGAAGAGGCGGCAAGATATTGGGGAGAATGTAATATGTAATGAGCCATGAGAACGACTGCCAACAAACCTATCAGCGCCCAGCAGCTTAAAGCCCTGCACGCCACCTTCCACCGTATCGGCATGGATGACGAGGCCCGCCACGGCTGCATCTACGAGTTCACTTCCGGCCGTACGGAAAGCAGCCGGGAACTGACGATGCGTGAGGCGCGGCAGCTGCTGGAGCGGTTGAACCCGACGGACGACAAGGCACGGGCCATGCAGATGGCAGAAGCCAGGAATGTATTCCGGGACATCTACCGTCTTTCGTTCCAGATTCCCCAGCTGAACCAGGGGTTTACCAGCGACAGTGAGGAGGAATACCGCATGAACGTGGCGAAGCTGAACATCTGGGCACGTAAGTACAGCAAGGCGCATAAGGACATTACAAGCATGAGGCTTTGGGAGCTCCAGGCCACCAAGAAACAGCTGGAGGCGTGGATGCGCCGTGAGGAAAGGAAACTTAAAAAGGATTGATACAATGAGAAAGAAACAGGAAATAAAGAAAGGAATTACCATTCTCCGCATGAAAGGGGATAAAATCAGTCTGCTCCAGGCCGAGGTGCTGGAAAACGGGCATAATGAGAGTCAGGTGTTTGCCACCTACGTAGCTTCTGTTCCGGAGGAAGACAAGGACGAGACCGTGTTTTATGCCTGCCGTGACGCCGCCCGTTTTGCCGCAGGGCGATTATCGCTGGAAGAGCTGATACCCGATGCGGACAGATATCCGGTGACGGTTGACAGACCTGAGCCCAAAGAGCGCCAGTCAGTCAGTGTACGGGAGTTTGAGGCTCTGAAGCGTAAGGTCACGCAGTTGGAAGGCTTTGTGGAGGATTTGTTGAAAGAACGCCGCCAACGTGCCGAATACCAGAAATTGCCGGATACGAACCGTGCGGACTATATCGGCCAGAAAGATGCTACAGAGCTTATAGGATGTAGCCGTGAGACGCTGAATGCCTGGCAGCGTAAGGGTTACATTACCGGATACCGCAAAGCCGGACTGGTCTATTACAGCAGGAGTGAGCTTGCCGCCGCTCCGGTTGTGCAGAATTTTATCACAATAAAAAAGGGGAGGAGATGAGATGGTAGATAATAATAATCAATATATCCCAATGGTCCATATCGTAGACAGAAACAAACGCCGTGAACGGCTGGCGTCCCGTCTCGAAGTCTGTGCAGACCGTATCTGTGACCTGCAGGACCGGTTGATGGCGGGTATTACCGCCTTGAGACCTATCGAGTACGACCGCCTGCTGGACGAATACCGAGCGGAGCTGGTGCGTTACGACAACATCGACCGGGAACTCCGGCAATTGGAGGACCCTACGAAAACAGAAGAGTACAGGGCTTATTACCGCAATGCCAGCAAGCAGCAGAAAAATAAAATCAACTATTAAATTATTAACCCTATCAAAAGAGCAAGAATTATGGCAAGAACAAAGAAAACAGTAGTCAGCGGTATCAGCCGCGAGCAGGCAGAGCAGGCCTTCGCAGATTTTGCGGCGGCCGATGCCAAAGTACAGAACCTCACCTCGAAGATGGACCTTGAGATGACCCGTATCCGCGAGAAGTATGCGGACCAGCTGGCAGAACTGTCAGCCACGAAGGAAAAGAACTTCGACATCATGCAGGCATACGCCGTAGAAAACAAGGAAGAACTGTTCTCCAGGAAGAAAAGCCTGGAGAGCGCCCATGGCGTGTTCGGTTTCCGTACCGGCACACCGAAGCTGAAGAACCTGAAGGGGTTCACCTGGGCGGCAGTGACGAATTTATGCAAGGAGCTTTTGCCGCAGTATATCCGCACCAGTGAGGAGCTTGCCAAGGACAGACTGCTGGCTGACCGTGAGAATCCTGACGTGGTATCCTATTTCCCGAAGATCGGTGTGCAGGTGGTGCAGGAGGAGACCTTCTATGTGGAGCCTAAAAAGGAGAGCGATGCGGTTGAGCAGTGAGATGAGGGAGATACACCGCCGTTACCGGTACCGTCCCCGCGGGCGGTGCTGGGCTGTGTACCTTGACATCACCTACCGTCAGGGTGACAGCTTCCCTCCGAGGATATCCACTCTTGGCACCAAGGTGAATGAATATCCGACCAGGGAAGAGGCACGGCGCGAGGTGTACAGACTGAACGGCTGGAATTATGAAAGGAGAAAAAGAACTTAATACAGAACAGACCATGAGCAAGAAACAGAACGGGGTGCTGGTAACGGCACCCCACTTCGGAACGGGACGGGAGACCGTCGGAGAATTCCCGGGGTATTCCTGCGGCTATTGTCAGGGCAACGGCTATTTCCAGGGGGATATCACGGTAAAGGATACGGAACTGGTCCCGTGCCCCAAGTGTGGCGGTACCGGCAAGGTGAAGGGCATCGTTACGGTGGACTGGGTACCGGACGGGGAAGTGAAACCCTGCCTCAAAGGGAATTCAAACAACATTTAATCACTGAAGTCCTATGCGTATTCCCGTGAAATACATTGTCCAGATAGACAATTTCCATGTGGCGGATTTCATCTTCTACTGGAACTATTATGACCAGCCCTGCTCCCTGCTTTTACAGAAGCCCAAAACAGAAGGGCTTACCGCCATCAAACTGGTGGTTGACAGTGACGAGACCGCCAGCTTTTTGCTCAGGGCGAAGGAGAAGACGGGATGCAGGCTATATCAGGTTGACTAACAATAAATCAAAGAAATGAAACAATTGATAGAAAAGGCCTTTGAGGAATCCTGGCTAAATGATTATTATCATGGAAATTATAAAGGTTTTGCACAAGTAGGTTTCCATTCAGGTATAGAATGGCTAAAAAGTATGTTCCCGATGATGTATTTTCCTCCTTGTATCATGCCGGAAGACTGTATGGAAAATACTGTGTCAGAGGGAGAGGAAACCATTGTCGCCACTACTGATGACTACATTATTTTTTATAAGCATAAGGGCTTTGATGTTGCATATCGGGAATATTGGAAGGGACGCCATAACAATAAGTGGAAATGGAAAGTGAGATATGGACGTTATGTGAATGATGACGAGATTCTTTGTTGGATGCGAGAATTATTTTAACTCAAAATGGAATGAAAATGGGCAGAAATATAAAGATGATAAGCCTATTCGCCGGCATTGGCGGTTTTGATTTGGCTGCCGATACTCTTGGCTGGGAAATTCTTTTTCAATCTGAAATAGACCCGTTTTGCCTGGAAGTGCTGAAGAAGCATTTTCCCAATATACCTAAATATGGAAATATAAATGAGATCAATGCGAAGAAATACAGAGGTAACGTTGACGTTGTGGCCGGAGGATTCCCCTGCCAACCGTTCAGTAACGCCGGGCTTCAGCGAGGGACAGAAGACCCCCGCTTTTTATGGCCGGCGATGTATCGAGTTATACAAGAGTGCCGGCCTACATGGGTCGTCGCTGAAAATGTTCTCGGACTTATTGGTAACGCAGACGGAGTGGTCTTCGAGCAAGTGTGCGTTGATTTGGAAAGTGAAGGCTACGAAGTACAACCGTTTATTATTCCAGCTGCGGGTAAGGACTCTTTTCAAGAAAGAAAGCGGGTCTGGATTGTTGCCTGCCTTGACGGCTTCGGAAGCAAAAAGGATAAAGTTACGCCGGGAGAGCATTTTAAAGCATTCAGGCAGACGAAAAAGCAACTACCTGACTGCATGTATTTCGAGAGCTGGTTTCAATCCGTCCGATATTACTCCGAACTGGATGGAGTGGTTTATGGGATTCCCGACTGGATGGACAGAACTCACGCCCTCGGTAACTCCATAGACCCACGGATAGCATACGAAATACTTATAACAATAGATTATTTGATAAACCGGTAACCAGATTAAGAATGGATGAAAAGAAAATGATATTGGACGCTTGCTGCGGCAGTAGGATGTTCTGGTTTGACAAGACACATCCGAATGTCCTTTTCCAGGATATCCGGGATGCTGAGTACATTCTATGTGACGGCCGCAAGCTGGAAGTCCATCCGGATGTGGTCGCTGATTTCACTGCAATGCCATATCCCGACCGCTCGTTCAAGCTCGTGGTCTTCGACCCTCCACATTTGGACAATTCCAATGATGGGGCATATATGGCACAGAAATACGGTACGCTCCGCAGATTCAAATGGCAGGACGATATAAAGCAGGGCTTTGATGAGTGCATGCGTGTACTGGACATAAATGGAGTGCTGATATTCAAGTGGAACGAAACCCGTATTCCGGTCAGCAGAATACTGGAGATAATAGGAGTACGTCCGCTGTTCGGGCACAAGTCGGGCAAGGCTTCCAGGACACATTGGATGTGCTTTATGAAAATGCAATAAAAAAATGAATATCGGAATATTGGCATTGGACAGTATTTATTCTAATCCAGCCTTGATGAAGATAAGTAATTACCATAAGAGGCTTGGTTATAATGTGGTTTTTATTGTAAAGGGTGTAAGGATTACAAAGAAATATAATTGATTATGAGAAAATATTATTACTATACTTACCGATATCAGAGAGGCATAGGCCATGCCGTCTGTTCATGCGATAATGGCTTTTTCGATGTGAGGGAAAGGCATGAGTACCTTTATAATTTAATTAAGGAATATTGTGTGATTACTTTTTGGAAAGAGATTTCCAGGGAGGAATGCGAGGCAATGAATGATTTTTTTAATGAAAATAAAAAACAATAATGGACAAAGCAAGATTGGTGCTTCGTTGGCTGCTCATCCCCTTGTGGTTCACCATATTCATAGCCTATCTGCCGATATGGTATCTGCAAATGAGTTGGTACTATTTCAGCTTTCAGGATTATTGGGATGCTTTTCTGATATTGTGGGACAAGACCATGCTGTCCATGAGGTTGAAGATACGCCAATGAATCCTCGAAAGGCCGCCGTATGATTAATATGGCGGCCTTTGTTGTGTATATATGCCGTTATTGTTATCTTTGTATCAGGTTTTCAGGTAATTCAGGGTATTATAATTTCAGAGGTATGAAAAAAAGTCGAAACAGGATTGTAGGATGCAGCTACGCGTTCAGAGTAGAGGACATTGTACGCATTTACGATGAACATTCCCGCAGCGGCCTCTCCAACCGCGAGATTCTGCGCCGTTATATCTGGCCGAAGTACCATATCTGTGAAAAGACCTTCTACAACATCATCAATGCCAGCGCCGACCCGCGCATCATCCAACGCCAGAAAGAGATGCGGGCGCAACTGTCGCTTTTCTGACCCGTCCTTATCCCCTGTCTATCACTTTACATGTGAAGTCGGTGACATCCTCCACAAGTTCCTCATGATTGTGGTTCGTGCTGCTTCCGGTACGTCGGAACAGACTGAAGGAAATGTTGCCGTCGTCTCCGGAGAGGTTGAAAAGATGCCGGTCCATGCGGTCCAGCAAGTCGAAACGCTCCAGCGCCTGCTGCTGGAAGCCGCCGCCTTCGCGGGAACTCCCTTTCCAGGGTGTGACGATATGCAGGCGTAGGGTCACGTCCGCTGTCTGCGTGCCGCCGCCCGTCCATTTCACGGGCCGGAATTCAATGAATACGGCAGGGGCATCGAAAGGCTCTTCCTGCTCCAGGAATGAAATCTGCTCGTTCCATAGGTCGAATGTTCTGATGACGGGCTTCCCGTCCCGGTCTGTAAGTTGTTTCAGCCGTTCTATGAGGCTGAGGTAAAGGAACCTTCTCATATCTAAAATATTCTTTTGCTATTGTTTTCCACTATTTCCCGGATGATGCGCTCCACCTCCGGATGCATGCCGATGAACCGGCGGCAGGGCATGACTATCCTGCTGCCTGCCCGTTTCAACGCCATACGTTTACAGAAAAGTGCCTCTTCCGTGGGGTTGCGCCTATAATTATCTGTCAGTTGCCGGTACAAGTACCAGAAGTATCTTTTCATCTTTCTGGTGACGGTTATTGCTCCACCTTCATTGTGAATGGCAGCGTATGGCAGGTCACTGCTGAAAACCACGCTATGTCCCGTAGTCTCCGTCTTGATACTCCTGCGTAAGGCCCCTGTACGCGTCAACAGCCCCCGGCTTTCGTCGTCATTGCATTTCCTTCGTGCCCAATGCTCGTTGAAGAAGGCTTCGCGTTCGAAGTTGCGGTCAAACTCCCCGCTTATTTTCGTTCCGATGTCCTTCAGCGTAAGGCTGATGAAGCGCTCCACCTTCCGTTCCAGTTCCTTGGCTGTGTCTGAATTTTGGGGCATAATGCTTGTTTATTAAAGAATTAAACGTATCTTTGCATTTGAAAGAAGCAGTTTTATAAGCAAGTCGTGGATTGCAGTTCTACGGGGCTACTTATAAGGATGCTTCTTTTTTATTCCAGTATCTTCAGTATGTTGTCACTATCCGAGATGCTGTGAAGATTTACTTCCCCATTGGCATACTCTCTGACAATAATCCACGATTTTTCTTTCCCGACTACAGTTTCAAACAAATGGGCTACGGTTCCGGCATCGTGCTTGTCGATGCCATATCCCAAATAGCCGGCTTTCTGCAAAACTTCTCTGATTTGTAGCAGGAGCTCATTTTTCTCTGCATACCGCCTATGAGGTTGATTAAGCCATTCCTTTATACTTTTTCCCGTGACATGTATTTCCTTGCCGAATCCGGGGTTTCTGAACACCTCTTTTTTCAGACCGGACGCTTCTTTCTGTATCTCCTTTCTGCGTATCTTCAATGTTTCTTTCCGTCTGGTCATTTCCCTTATCATCTTGCAGGCCGCACACAATTCATTGTCGGGCACTTTGACCAGTCCCATCGTACCCGGTCTGTCAGGGCAGTCCTTGCACCGGCTGATGGTATAGGGATTGTAGAACGGGAAGCATGCCATCTGTCTGCCGGGATTGAAGCGCATCATCTCTTGATGCCTGCCTGCTGTGGCCTGGCTGCCATCCAGTATTGCCCGGTGTTCGTCACTTTCCGGATAATCGCTACGGAGTACCCTTGCCACCGTACAGCGGCAGTTCCACCCGTTGGGGGGAAAGTATTCATCCCAGAACCGTGAGGTAATGGGCAGCGTGACATTATGCAGTGCCCGGTGTGCCTCGCGTACCCGTTTGTCGCCCACAGTGCGGTATTGCAGCAGGTAGCGGTCCCGGTCCTCATCGTCCCACCACTGCTTCCACCTGGCAGCCATGGCGGCAGATGCCATGGCGAAGTTGTATTCCGCTTTCAGGTACCAGCGGTTATAGGTCTCGTTCACCTTTTGAACGTCATTCAAAAAGTGTTCAAAGGGCTTCCGGTTCCCGTCCGCATCGAGCAGCGAGGGGAACGCCTCGTTCAGCTCATGGAAGGTCTTGAAGCCGGAAAAGACGTAATTGCTTTCCTTGAGCCGCCGTATGCTGATGTCGTCCATGGGGCGTTGACGGACTGAATAATCCACGGCACGGTCCAGCGTATCGGTATGGTCGCGTATGAACTTCTGCACCTCCTTGTCCGCCAGCATCTCTGGTGTGAATTCCGGCTGCCGGTGGAGCCAGCGCATCAGCAGGACAAAAGACGCCTCCACGGCAGCAGTATCTATTTCCTCTTCTTCATCTTCCCCACTGTCAGCCAGCGGCAGTGCATTTCCGTAATATGCCAGCAAGGCTCGTCTGTGCAGCCCTTCGTAGTCAGAAGGGCTCAGTCGAAAAAACAGAGCTTCTGTTCCCCATCCCCCTTGCCATTTTCCTTGCCTGCCGGGACAGCCACCGGTGCGGGCGCTTTTTTCCCGATAATGGGCACATTGTACTTGTTGATGAAATATTTCAGGTCCACCTCGTAGTTCTCCAGCAGCAGGCGTTCATAGGCAATCTGCTGTTCGGGTGTGAAGTCTATGCCCTCGTACCAGTCAAAACGGTATCCCTTCAGGGGGAAACCGTGCTTTATCATTTTTGGGATAAGCTGGAAGTTGATGACGTCCCGCAGGTTGTCGGCATCCTTGCTGACAAGGTTCTTCAGCACCTCCAGATGCACCTCGCTCTGCGAAAGGCTGCTGCCGTTCTCCGTAGTCATGGTTTCGGTGAGCACTCCCTTTGACAGTTCGGAGTTGGCGCGGTCTATGCGTTTGTCAAAGACGTTGTAGGCATCCCCGCGGGTGGACTCCTTGATTTCTATCTCGGTGCCTTCGGGAAAGAGCGCCCAGCCTGCTGCACCCATCGTGCCCAGCATCTTCTCGATACGTCCCAGCTCCTTGGAGTCCCGGCTGGTGGTCTTTCCCACCCGGAAGGGGATGCCGAATATTTCGGAAAACATGTCCCAGAAGGAGCATACGTTTTTCTTGGGAATGGTATGCTGGGCACATTTGAGGTACATCCCCAGGTCGTGCGTGCCGCCCACCTCCACCGTCCAGTCCGCCATTTCGCTGTGCCGGTAGTCATAGCCGTTCTGCCATGCCTCCTGCTGACGTACCACGATGACCCCGTATTCGGGGATGACGTGGCGGCGCGGTACCAGCTGCACCTCGCTGAAGGCGGGTGTCCCGTCCACGGAGATGACATCTCCCAACTGGATGAGCGAGTGCCCCCAGTAGTGCGCGTCCAGTGCCAGGTCCATGAAGGTCTTGAACCAGGGCGCCTCGAATATGGCCGTCAGTTCCGGGTTCTCCACCCCCTTTCGATCCACGATGCGGAAACTCTTGTTCAGCACATACCCTTTGCGCTGTCCCACGCATCCGGTGAGGTGCATGTCCACCTCCACGTCGCCATACACGTCATACAACGGCACACGGTTGGGATATTCCACATTCTTTGCATACTGCCAGGCGTTGCGCCAGGCGCGCATGTCTTTCTTGGTAAGCGCCTCGGTCTGCAGTTGCAGGTCGACGGACAGTCTGGTCACCCGCTTCACCTCGGCGGGATTGCCGAGGTTTACCCTGCCAATCCTTACCGGGTTCTGTTTCTTGTAATTGCGATTGGACATAGTCTGTTAATTGAAAATGAATAATTGAAAAACCATATTTCTTACCAGATATACTCGTTCCTGGCGGCTGATCCGTAGCGGATGGGGTTATGGAAATCCTCTTCTCCGTCCGGCCCCATGACGGTGGGAATGTCGGGGATTACACGTCCCGCCTGTATCTCCTTCAAGTATTCGATGGCATCCTTATAGCGTTTCTCGCGCACCTCGGAGCCCATCTTCTGGGGCAGCGACGCTGACATGTGGTAGAGGGCGATATCGACCGCACATCCCACCAGTTCGGCATCCCGCCGTTCTCCTTCGCAGGCGAATGCCTTCTGTATGTCGTAACGCCCGCGCAGGGCCGATGCAATGCGTGACAAGGCACGCTGTTCCGCTGCCAGGCGGTTGTCGGGTGAACTCTGTTGCATGATTCTCAATGCCTCCGTTCCAATCTGTATGTAATCGTCTTCCGTAATGAACATGGGGATAATGTTTAGCGGTTAATGTTTAGTGATGCATGAACTCTTAATTTTCACCAGCTTTGGGAGGGCGGCTGGCGTACTCCCATGCGCGGTGTGAAATTTTCCTCACGCACCTGCTTCTGCAGTTTGTAGATGGCACCCTCATCAGCGTCGGGGCCGTCATCATGGGCGCGGCTTCCTTTCTCGAAGGCGAGGGTCTGTTCGATACCGGTCTTCATGTCGTTGTCATTTTTCAGTTTCTCGTTGTAAAAGACCAGACCGCGTTCCCACAGCGGGCTGACGGCTTCGATGCGGGCGAACTTGTCCGGCTTCTTCCGCTTGTCGGCGGTGACGGGCACCTGGTAGCCGCGCTGCCTGCCCTCACGCTCGAACTCGTCCAATATGGTATCCTGCATGAAGTTGGCTTCCATGTAGATGGTGACGGCGGCGTCCTCGGACAGTGACTCCCAAAGGTCATAAACCCATCGCACCATTTCGCCCACGCTGCACTGACGCACAAAAGCACGCAGGCAATGCAGTTCTGTGGGACTGGCGGTTTTCAATCCGGCGCGTGGACGTCCCCACAACTTGGCGGCCTTGTAGTCGTTCTTGCTGCTGTCCTTGAAACTGGGGTCGATGTAGAGCACCAGGCTTTCATAGTAGCGGAGTTTGAGCATCCGCTTCCACCGGATCCAGCGTTCCTGGAAGACCGCACCTTCGGTGATGGGATTGTGCATGTATTCCTTCTGGAAGCTTCGGTAGCCCATGAACCGTTCACGACTGCGCAGCAGTTCGATGGTGTAACATTCCGGCCAGGCGGGAGTCCCGTCCTTGCCGATTGCATAGACGGTACTGGTATATACGGTGTCGCTGTCTGTCATCTTTTGCAGCACGCTGTTCTTGCCGATGAGGTTGCCCACCATGATGAAGCGTCCTTCCTTACCGCCAAAACAACCGAAAAGGGCTTCCTTCACCCATTTTGTCATCTCTCGCACACGCGCCTCGCTACGGCACATCTCGTCATCGTCAAGGTCATCCACCACGATATAGTCCGGACGCTTGTCGCGAAAACGCAGTCCTCGTGGTGACTGCCCGCGTCCGCGGCTGAAGAAGGCGCACTGGTCCTTGGTAACGAATTCGCCCTCCTGCCAGCATCCGGAGTTGTATTGCTCGCCGAAGTCTTCGACAATGTACTGGTTGAACTGGAGTTCCGCCTGCAGGTCGCTCAACAGGGCATCGGCATTGCCCTCGCTTTTCCCCACCAATACCATGACGTGCAGCTCCCCCTTGAACTTCAGCCATAGGGGGATTCCCACGTCCAGGTGTACGGACTTGGCATGTCCGCGCGGCCATTTGAAAACGGCCCGCATTTCCCGGTGCTTCTCGATGTAACGGGCGGCCTCGTTGTGGAATCTTGCATTGGGGCATTGGCAGTAGTGGCTCAGGTACCGCCGGCAGAAGTAGTCGTAATCTTTCAAGGCACGGGCGATGTTCTTTTTCCGTTCGGCTTCAGTCTCCGGTTTGCGTTTTGAGGTGAGGCGCAACAGGCGCTGGCAGTGCTCATTCCACCGCAGCAGTGCTTCTTTTTTTTCTTCCGCTGTCATTTCTGTTTGAATTTGATTCCCATGAATTCGCTGTGCATACGGTTGATGAGTACAAGCATTTTGTCGTCTATCTCGGGATATTCGTCCCGGTGCGTCACCATCCAGTTCTCAAACTCTATGAGTGTATCCACCTTGTTCACAATGGTGGTGCTCAAGTTGATTTCCTTGATAGCTTTGACGGATTTCAGCAGCGAGTCAGCCATGCGCCCGATGCTTCTTTCGTCACCGTCTGCCTTGTCGATGGCGTCCCCCAGTTTGGAAAGGGTTTTGGAGGTGATGGATTCCTTGCTCATTTCGCGTGCGGCGCGTTCCTCTTTCCAGCCTTCAGTGTTCAGCCACCGGCTGACGGACTGGCGGCTCACTCCGGTGAGTTCCACAATCTGTGCGGTGGGGGTCCCTTTCATGTAGAGGTGCTTCGCCACCGATTTCTGCTTGTCCTTACTGTTTGCCATATACCTTGAAATTTCTTGTTTACAGTGGCAAAGTTGCGAAGTGTGGTGCGGGGCACGAAAAAACGGCGCAATGCTTGCACACAGTTACAAAACGGTTGCACACTTGAGGGCAACCGTTACACACTTTTTTGTGCGGTTATGGGTGTAGCTGTAAGTTTGCGACAAAATGAGACGGAAATCATGGCTAAAAGAATCAGGATATCAAACGAGACATTGAACTGCTTCGGCACCTGGGTAAAGACTGACGGGGTGGATTTGGAGCAGTTCCGGAGAAATCCCGTCATGCTGTGGATGCACTGGAGGGGTATCATTATCGGAAATATTAGGGATTTGAAAGTGGAAGGTGCCGAAATCACCGGTGAACCCTACTTTGATGAAGTCCGTGACGAGTCGAAACTGGCAAAGCAGCAATGGGACAAAGGTACTCTGAAGATGTGCAGCCCTTATTTTGAAATCGTGGAGTCGAGTGACGACCCCGTACTGCTGAAACCCGGACAGACACGTCCGACCATCACGAGGTGCAGGCTGATGGAGGTCAGTATGGTGGATATGGGCGGTAATGACGACAATATAGTCATGCTCTCTTACCGGGGCGATGAGTTGAAACTTGCCACCGGCGAAGACTGCACCGCACTGCCCCTTCTGAAAACAGACGGCGGACAAACCCCGCCAAGCAATAACTCAAAAACAAAAGAGACTATGAATGCAGATTTTAAAGCTATCGCCCTGAAGCTGGGCCTGCCGGAGACGGCGACAGAAACGGAGATCCTTGCCAGGATAGGTATCCTGCAAGGACATCAGACCGCAAACATGGAACTGCGCAAGCAGCTGGACGAGATCAGGCTGGCAAGTGTGACGCAGATGGTGGATGACGCCATCAAGGCAGGAAAGTTCAATGCGGACAAGAGGGAACACTTCATCGGTCTGGGCAAGACAATGGGAGCGGACTCCTTGAAACTGACACTGGACAGCATGGCTGCCGCCACCAAGCCGATGCAGTTGCTTAACACCGGTGGAGGCGGTGCGTCGAGTGCCGGCATGGCATCGGGACAGTGGGGCAAACTGAGCGAGGTGCCGGAATCGCAGCTGAAGCTGATGCGCGAGAACGACCCGGCCAGATACCGTGAGCTGTACAAGGCGGAATACGGCATAGACTGCCCTAAGTTCTGAGAGAGGAGAAACAGTAATAGTAACTTGTAAAATCGTAAAACGACATGATGAAATTTATTTGCGGAACGCTGTTCAACGTCCTGATGGGCGTCGTCCTGGCGAATGTGGTGGGAATGGATCCCGCTTATGGCGCAGCGACCGGGGCGGTTGTTCCGGCTGTGCTTGGAAACTTCATGCCCCTGGGCGCAGCCTTTGAGGGCGTATATACTGAGGTGTGGACCGGTGAGCTGGTAAAACGCCTGAATGCGGGGCTGGCGGCGAGTTTTCTGAACGGGATTCCCGACTATTCGGCCAAGGCCGAGAATGAGGTCATCCATCTGGTGGATGTGGGAGGTGATCCGGATGTGCTGATAAACAATACCACCTATCCGATTCCGGTCCAGAATCTTACGGAAGGTGATATTCCCATCGGCCTGGACAAATACCAGACGAAGGCGACCCGCGTGACGGACGACCAGTTGTATGCCATTTCCTATGACAAGTTCTCCACCGATGTGCAGCGCCACAGCAATGCCATTGACACGGCCAAGTACAAGAAGGCCATCCATGCGCTGTCCCCTTACAGCAATACGAAAACCACCCCAGTAGTCCCCACTTCGGGTGAGGCTGACGCTACGGGCCGCAAGAAGATGACACGCAAGGATGTCATCGCCCTGAAACGAGCTTTCGACAAGGCGGAGGTTCCTACCGACGGACGTCGTCTGGTGCTTTGTCCCGACCATATCAACGACTTGCTGGAAGAAGACCAGAAGTTCCGTGAGCAGTACTACAACTACACCACCGGCAAGGTGACGAACATGTACGGTTTCGAGATTTATGAATTTGTAAACTGCCCGTACTTCACCAATGCCGGGGTGAAGGTTTCTTTCGGGACTTCTCCCGCCGAGACGGACATGCAGGCGTCCGTTGCCTTCTACGTGCCCCGCATGTTCCGTGCCCAGGGTTCCACGAAGATGTACTATAACGAGGCGCGTACCAATCCGCAGACCCAGGAGAGTCTTGTAAACTTCCGCCACTACGAAATCACGATGCCGAAGAAGCAGGAGGCTATCGGTGCCATCTACAGTTATGATGGCAAGACGGCACAGACTTCCGACGCGGAGGTGACAGCGGACAAGCACTGGGCGCAGATCCGTCGTGAAGCTGCCGCGGCTGCCGCAAAGGCTGGAGAGGAGAAGGCTGGTCCGCTTCCGGAGGATGCGGGTGAAGAACTGGAGGCATAGTGATGAGCAGAGGACTACGCAACAATAACCCGCTGAATATCCGTCTCTCTGCCACCACCGTGTGGCAGGGGGAAATCCGGCCTTCGCAGGACCGTTCGTTCTGCCAGTTCAGGACGATGGCCTACGGCTACCGTGCCGGTCTTAAGTTGTTACAGAACTATCGCCGCAAACACGGCTGCCGCACCATTGCCGACTTTATCCGACGTTGGGCGCCACCCACAGAGAACAACACGAACGGTTACATCAGCCGTGTGTGCAAGGAGATGCAGGTGCCGGCAAGCTATGTACCCGATGTGGGTGATCAAGGTACGATGTGCGCTTTTGCGGCTGCGATGTCGCAGGTGGAAAACGGAGTACCTGCCGTGATGGAGGACATTATCACGGGTTGGAGCCTGCTTTAAGTGATTATTGAAAACTACTTGGCCATGAACATGGAAACGATAATGCAGATTCTCCAGTGGCTTGTGCCGAGCGGCATTGCCGGTTCCCTCTGGGCATGGTTGAGACACCGGGAGAACAGCAAGGTAATCGCCGCCAAGGAGCGGAACGATGCCTATAAAGAAATGTATGACAACCTTTCGGGGACATTAATTGAATTGCAGAATGAGAACATCAAGCTTAACAAGGCGGTACGTGAACTCAACCGTACTATCCGTAAGGCTTCCACTTGCCGCCATTATAATGATTGTCCTATCCGTATCGAGTTGCAGAAGTCAGGGGGAATTGATGCAGACCAGCCATCATACCGACAGCCTGCAAGGCAGAAGCGGGTTCGCTCTCCTTCAGCAGCCCGTTCCTCCCAGTGTGGCGAGGACGGCATTTCCGACGAAGATATTGACCTCGATACCTGTGGGGACGGGCTTCAGTAAGCGTAGTGGGCAGGCAACAGTGAATGTCAACCGCATATCGGAAGACAGCCTGGAGGTGACTGCCACCTGCGACAGTCTGGCACGCCAGGTAATAATGCTGACGGAAGAACTGACACGTATCCGCAACGAGACATCCTCAGCGGTAGAGACCCTGCCTCCTGAGGTGATAAGGGAACCCACCGGCTGGCAGTGGTTTCAAATATGGACAGGTCGGCTGGCCGTTGCCGTCCTTCTTCTGATACTGATTAAACGGCGATTGAACAGAACTTAAAAAACAAAAGAATTTATGGACGGATTAATTTACGGACTGGCGCACCTCAAATTCAAGGGGAAGGAAATCGGCCTTATCAGCGAGGAAGGCCTGCAGCCTGCCGGGAGCGCCCCGAGTACCACGGACATCTACGCCGCGCAGGTGAAGGACGGCCCGGTAATGACACTCACCACCAATCCCGGCAAGAAGGCATTCACCTGCACCCTGATAGAGCTGAACGCCGAGAGCCTGGTGAACACCATCGGTGGCACGAAGGACGCCAAGAACAACTGGGAGCCCCCCGAGAACTGGGAAGCCACGGGCGTGATGGACGTGGTTGCCGACAGCGGCGAGACCCTGCGCTTCTACAATGCCAAGGTGACCGGCAGTGACTTTGCTGGCGGCATCAACTCCTCCAACGTGCTGGGGCTTTCTCTGAACATCGAGCTGCTGAAGAATTCTGAGGGCAAGCGCATGAAGCTCTTCGCCAAGGGCATAGACCCGGATACGGGTACCGAGGCTGCAGGCTAATGGGGGGCTGCCCATGAAACCGAACTTTGAACTGGAATCCCTTGCGGAGAGGGTCATGTCGGATGCCGGCATCTCCCTTCCGCTACGGCTTCCCGGAGGGAGACACATCCGCTGGGTGATGCGGATACCAACCCTGGAAAGCCGCTGCCGCATGGCACGGATGTATCTGAAACTGGGTGTGACACACGAGGAACTCAGGGCCTACACCTTTGAACAGAAGCTGGAGTTTATGGTGAAGCACACCAGGACAGTGAGCCGCATGGTGGCATATGCCATCGTTCGCGGCAGTGTGTCGGGCAGGCTTCTGAACCGTCCGGTGGCATGGATGCTGCGCAGCTGCATGCACCCCGTCGCCCTGGAAGACGCCTGGATGATTGCACTCAGTACGATGAGTACCATCCCTTTCGGGAATATTATCAGATTGGCCGAGGTAATGAGCCTGACAGCGCCCAATCTGAGCCAAAGAAAACAGAACGGGAGTTAAAGGGGTACATGGAACCCGCCCATAGCCCGTTCGGTCTCGTGGGACAGATAGCCCGTGACACGGGCTGGAGTGTGGACTACATCATGCGCGGTGTGAACTGCCCGATGCTGATGCTGATGTGGCAGGACTTCCCCCGCCATGTGCCGGGAAGGAAGAAGACCACGCAGGAGATGGTTGCCGAGAGGAGAAGCCGCAACGGGCAGCCGGACATATCTCCGGTGGACTATTTACAACAATTGCTTGACGAGGAGGAAAACGCTGATGAATCCCATTAAACTTGAAATATTCCTGGATGACAAGACGCTGGCGGGCATGAGGTCGGTGGAAGGCAACGTGGCCAACATGGAGGCTTTCACCAGGCGGATGATCGGGCATCTGAAACTGGAGCTGAAGGATTTGGAGAAGGAGTATAAGAATCTCCAGAAACAAGGGCTTGCCGGTGAGAGGGAGATGGCTGACATCCAGGCGCTGAAGGGTGCCATCGGTGGGTTGAAGGAACAGCTTAAGGAATACGAGGCTGCCAAAAAACGGGCGAGCGAGACACCCGTCATAGGCAATGACCCCGCACCGAAACTGAACAGCGTGAAGATGAGCATGGCGCAGATAGCCCGCGAGCTTCCGTCACTGGCCATGGGACCGCAGATGTTCTTCCTGGCAATATCCAACAACATCCCGATGTTTACGGACGCGGTGGGCAATGCCAGAAAGGAGTACGAGAGACTGACGGCGGCAGGCCAGAAGGCGACACCGGTATGGAAGCAGGTGCTCTCGTCCCTTTTCTCGTGGCAGACTTTCATGGCTACCGCCATCACGCTGACTGTCGTATACAGTAAAGAGATATGGGAGCTTGCCGGCCGGATGCGAAAAGGAAGCAGGGCCGCCCTGGAGATGGCGGATGCCCAGGAAAAGATAAATGACTCGCTGGACACTTCCAGCCTCGGCAGACAGCTTGTTACAATCCGCTCCTTGCAGGAACGCTGGAATCAGCTGGGCAATGACCTGGCGGAGAAAAAGAAGTTCATTACGGACAATAAGGACGAATTTGACAAGCTGGGCGTGTCCGTAAGTAATGTGGATGAAGCCGAGAACGCGCTGGTTGCAAATACGGAGGCCTTTATCCAGGCCATGACTTTGCGTGCGGAGGCCGCCGCAGCCTTTAAGCTGGCAGCGGAAGAGGCGGAAAAGGCATTGAAGGCCCAGACGGAGATAGACCGGAAAAAGAAGGAGGGTCCAAGCTGGAAAGACAAGGCGGTTTCATTCCTGTTCCTTGACCCTCAATGGACTCCGGGCTCCATGTCCGACAAACAAGGCACATCAAGGGCTGAAACCGTCTGGAATGCAGGTATCGGGAAACAGAATGCCATTAAGGAAGTAGCGGAGCAGGATGCGGAGACTTATACAAAAACATACAATGACAAACTGATGGAGTCCGCCAGAAAACTGAAGGAAGCCGGGATCACGGAGAAGACGGACAAAGAAAATTCCAAAGGTACCAGACTTGACTATGCCGCCGAACTTGCCGACGCCCGCATCCGTGCCCAGCGGAAAGTGGAGGCCGCCCGCATCGCCGTGATGGTGGAGGGACGGGAAAAACGCAAGGCGCTTGCCGAAAAGGAGTATAATGACACTCTTGCCGCCATCGACAAGGAAGAACGCGATACCCTTGCCAAACTGGAAAAATCAAGGAAGGCGGGCAGGAAGGTGACTCCCGAAGAGGAGAGGCAGGTGAAGGACGGCGCGACTGCACAACGCGCCCTTGCCCGGGTACAATACCTGCAGGACACCTACAATATAGAAAAGGAATGGCGCGAGAAGAACCGCCAGGCCTGGATTGACTACAACAAGGAATACGGCACCTACCAGAACAAGCGCCTTGCCATCGTGCAGGACTATGCACTGAAGATAGCCCGTGCCGAAACCGAAGGCGAGAAGGAATCACTGAAAAAGAAACGGGACAACGACTTGAAGGAACTGGACTTCGGGGAATTCAAGAAGACCGTCAACCTGGCTGACGTATTCGGCAATCTGGACGGACAGAGTACGGAAGCGCTTTCCGCGCTTCGTGACAAGCTGAAAGAATATATCAATGGCGCTGCCAAAGAACTGCGCCCGTCCGATTTAAAGGAATTGCAGGATGCCCTTACGGATATAGACCTGAAGATTGCCGACCGCAAGCCTTTCCGGGAATTGAAACGTTCGCTGGTGGAGTACGGCGAATCCCAGGCGGCAGTGGAGAGCGCCCAGGAAGACCTGAACACCGTAATGGCAGGAGGTGAAGTGGTTACGGGTATGTATAGGGACGAGACCGGCAGACTTGTAGCCGGACTGTTGACCCAGGAGCAGGCTGAAAGGAACCTTGCAGCCGCCCAGAACAACCGTCTGAAAAAGCAGGCGGCATTGGCGCAATCGCTGCAGGGTGTGGCGGTCAGGATGTCGTCCTACGGTCAGGCTGCCGGTACCATCATCTCCACATTGGAAGGCTTCGGCGTCACTGTTGACGAGAATGTGAAAGGCGTGGTGGAAGGCTTCAACACCATGAGCGAAGGTATCAGCGGGTTTGCCCGGTCCCTTCTCAGCATGGACGTCGGCGGCATGATAAGCGGTGTGGTGAATACCGTTGGCGGTGCCGTCAAGAGCGTGGGCAGTCTGTTTGGTGCCGACTGGGGAGGCGAACGCTCGGAAAGGCGCTACCAGCAGGCCAAGGAGAAATACGAGAGCTATATGGAAGTGCTCGACAGGGTCATTTCCAAGCAGAAGGAGCTTGTCTCCTCCATGGAGGCGGACGACTTCGCCAATGCGGACAACTCTTATGAGCGTGCCCGCGAGCTGCTGAAGAAACAGCAGGACTATGCCCGCGAGATGGGCAAGGCCTATCTGAATGCGGGTGCGAGCAAGGGGTTCCTGGGCGTGGGGTCAAGCGCCTCGCACGGTACCGACCAGCGCAAGGATATTTCCCGGTCCGCCTGGGAGCAAGCCAGGAAGGTGCTGGGCGGCGACTTCGATAAATACGGCATAGGGGACGGTCGCATGACGGGGCTCTTCGACCTCCCGTATGAGCAGCTGGTGAGACTCCGTGATGAAGCAAGCGGATTCTGGAGCGAGCTGCACGAGGACACACGGAACTACCTCGAGCAGATTATCGAGAGCGAGGAAGCCTGGCAGGAGGTGCAGGAAGCCCGCAAGGAGGCACTGACGAAGACGGACTTCGACAGTTTCTACAACGGCTTCGTCTCCATGCTGTCCGATATGGATGCCACTTCGGAAGACTTTGCCGACAGTTTTGAGAAGTACCTTCAGAATGCCATTTTTTCCGCACTGGTGGCAACCCGGTACAAGGACCGGATACAGAAACTGTATGACTCATGGGCTGACATGGCCGACAAGGACGGACTTTCCTCGACGGAGGTGGAGAAACTGCGCGGGGATTACCGGAAGATAATCGATGAGATGCTGGCACAGCGGGAACAGATAATGGAGGATTTCGGCTGGGAAGGCTCTTCCGGCAGTTCAAGTTCCCAGTCCGGACGCAGCGGGACTTTTACTGCCTTGACCCAGGAGCAGGGTACGAAGCTGGAGGGGCTGTTCACCTCCCTGCAGGACCATGCCAGCGGCATGCACAAGTTACTGGAGGAACTGATGAAGGGACGCGCTGCCGACCATGACATATTCCTGCAGATAGCGGAGAATACCGCTTACTGCAAGATACTGGAAGACATATTCGACCTCCTGGCAAGCAAGGACCGGGACGGATGGAAAACGATATAGAAGTATGAAAGATTTGACCGGATACATGACCGTCAACGGCAAGGACGCCTGGACGGAATATTCCGCTTTCCTCTGTGAGGACAGACGGGAGGATAACTTCAATTTCAGTGAATTGCTGAAACCGCTTGAAATGAAGGGGTACACCGCTGTGGATTTTCGGGAGCGTAACGGTGAGGAGCTGCCGGAGGTATTGCCGTCTCCGTGTTGTAAGGCCAGGGACGTGACGTTGTACTTCGCCATATACGCCTCTTCTCCGGAGGAATGCGAGACCCGCCGTGCGGCATTGATGAAGGTCATGTATTCCGGATGGGTGAACCTTCAGGTAAAGGGCAGGACATCTGCCTATAAGTTCTACTACAAGTCTTCTTCCGACTTCGACACCGTGACGGATGTATCCGGCGGGATGGTCGTAGAGAGATGGAAAATGAAGTTTCGGGAACCGAAACCCGGAACTCTTTAAATAACGATTAAAAGCTGTTTGAATGGAACTCAAAATCTATAACCGGTCCGGAGAGTTGAAACTGACGGTTTCCACATCCTCCTCCACCACCTGGAACCAGGAACTGATGAAGGAATACTCTGTGTCGGCCTCCTTTACCCACCCGTCCTACGTGATGCTGGACGTGGAGGACTATGTGCTGCTGGAGGGAGTGAAGTTCAGTATAAAGAAGGAGTACAAGCCCAGGCAGAAGGATACACAGACCTACAGTTATTCGGTGAAGTTCTATGCCCCCATACATGACGCGGAGCAAGTGAAGTACTTGCATCTGACCGATGGGGCTTATAACCCCCAGTTCAGTCTTGACGGTGGTCCCCGCGAGCACCTGCAGAAGTGGGTGGAGAACATGAACCGCATCTACGGGCGTGAGGTCTGGCGCATCGGCGACGTGGTGGTGGCAGACAACCGGACCATCGAATACAATAATGTCACCTGCTGGGATGCCGCCACAATGATTGCCGAAGCGTTCGGTACGGAATGGTGGACGGACGGCTTCACCTTCAACCTTTCGCGCTGCGAGCATGGGGAGCCGGTGGAACTGGGCTATATGCGGGGGCTTACCTCATTGGCACAGTCGGAGAACAGTGACAGTGTAAAGTTCTTCACGCGTCTGATTCCCCTGGGCTCGACAAAGAACATCGACCCCTCCCGTTACGGCTTCTCCCGTCTCCAGCTTCCTGACCGGTCCCAATATATGGACCGTAACACGAACTACGGTCTGTATGAACACGTGGAGGAGGATGCCTTTGCCGGAATATTCCCCCATTATACGGGCACTGTGACGGCTGTGCGCAGTGAAGAGAAGGCCGGGGATGACGGGAACAAGTTCACTGTCTATTATTTCAAGGACAGCGGCATGCAGTTTGATCCGAACGGGAATGAGATAGTCGGCCTGGTGAAGCATGTGTCGTTCCAGACAGGGGACCTTGCCGGGCGTGACTTCGAGGCAAACTATGACTCAAAAACGGGGGAATGGGAAATCATCAACACCTATCCTGATGACAAGACGCAAATACCGGGTGGCAGTCTGATACCGGCTGTCGGGAATGAATATATTCCCTGGAACTTCCGTATGCCGGTGGAATACGAGACGCAGGCTGAGCTCGACTACAAGGCCGCCGTGGATGACTATCTGGCCAGATACAGTGAGGACGTGTCCAAGTATGGCGGTGACACGGACTATATTTATATAGACCGGAACCGGATACCGTTATTGCCGGGACAGCGTGTGCGGTTGCTGAGCGACAAGTATTTTTCAGCGTCGGGCGGGACCAGGGACACGCGGATGACGAAAGTCGTGCGCAAACTGGACAATCTCTCCATTGCAACAATAGAATGCACCAACCAGGTGGGAAAAGGCTGGAAGTCGCGGGTGGATTCAAGTCTGACGGACTTGAAATATATACTGGACAAGCAGCGGGAACAGCTGTCACTTGATATTCTGAAAAGCTGGGACGGGCGGCCGGCTACTGACTATACGGTCATGTCCGCTCTGAGGGTACTGAAAGAGATTGCGCAAAAAGCTCTCAGCAAGACCGGGAATGACCGTACAGAGTATTCCCTGGAGGTTGGTGGCAGTTTGACAGTAGATGACATTCTCCATGCGGCCAAGGCTGTCAAGTTCGGCGAGTTCCTCACCGGCATATCCGGAGGGTACATCGACAAGAACGGCAATCTGGAGATGGAGGAAGGCATATTCCGCAAGCGTGTGTTTGTTCCGGAGATTGCCTATAACCGTGTGACCTATTTCAAAGGACGTATGTGTGCCTCTCCCGGAGGTGGATGTACGGTCAAGGAATGGACGGACAACGGTGACGGCAGCTATACGATTACACCCGATTTGACGGATGCCGACGGGCTGAGCCAGTTTGTCGATGACATTCTGACTACTTACTTCGTCACCAAGAACGCCGAAGGCAAGCTGCAGGGTTTCGAGGAGATGAAGTTCCGGGTGACTTCCGCAGACTATACAGCCAAGACATTCGTCATGACACCCAAGCCGGGTACTGACTGGAAGCCGGGTGATGCGATGGTATTGGCGCAGACGGGTAACTTTACGGATGAGGATAGACAGACGTACATCTTTATCGATACGGTGGGCGGCAACAACTGCATCACTTTCTTTGACCACGCCAATACATGGGATGTCGAGCCGGCACAAGAGATGTCGTGGATTGGCAAGAAGAAAGGCCGTACCGTACATGGCATTCCGGCCGACAACTACTCGGCTGTTTTTCGCCACGTCATCATGTCCGGCAAGATATTCCAGGTGGATGACATCACCGGCGAGGCTTTCCGGGTACCGCTATTTAAAGGTACGTGGAAAAAGGGTGAGAAGTATGCCTATTATGATGAGGTGACGCATAACGGCAGCTCATGGATATGTGTCAATGAGAAAGGCACGTCTACAGAACCGGCAGACGGCAATGCCGACTGGCTGAAATATGCGGCCAAGGGAGAAAGCGGCAAGGGTATCAAGTCTACCGATGTGGAATACGCGATATCGGTGTCTAATGTCATTGCCCCGGTGGACGGTTGGCAGACTACCTCCCCTGAATGGGAAGCCGGCAAGTATATCTGGTCGCGGACGAAGATTGTCTATTCTGATGGCGAAGTCAAGTACACTCAAGCGGCTTGTATCAGTGGTGGGCAGGGAGCCGACGGCAAGGGCATCAAGTCCATTACCGAAGAATACTACCTTTCCTCTTCATCGGCCACCACAACCGGAGGCGAGTGGCAGACAGACTCTCCGGCGTGGAAAAACGGCTGGTATATCTGGACCCGGACAAGGATAGTCTTTACTGATGGTACAAGTACCACAACGAACGCCATCTGTGTGACTGGCAGCAAGGGTGCAGACGGTACAAGCATTACCAACTGCGGTGAATGGGAAACCGGAAAGCATATACCTTACATGGGTATTACCAAGATGGCCGGACGTGTCTTTTTATGTGTCGCTCCTGATGGTACCGACAATCCTCCGATGTGGACTCAGACGACCAATGAGGGAAGACGCATCCTGCAGACGCAGAACGGCGGCAAGTCCTACGGTTATACCATTACCGGGGACTTGAACACGGCCGAGTATGAGCTGCTGGTGGAGAACGGCCAGGACGGGCGTGACGGTAGGGATTATGAGTGGATATTCAAGCATACGACAGAGAATATCGCTCCGGCAACCCCTGCCACCTCGCAGGTGGATGACTATGTTCCGTCCGGCTGGCACGATGACCCGATTGGTGTCAGCGAGAGCCTGCCATACGAGTGGGCTTGCTGCCGCACGAAGAAGGACGGTGTATGGAGTGCGTTTTCACCGGCCGCCATCTGGGCCAAGTGGGGCTTTGACGGTGAGTCGGCCATTGTAGCCGATTTCGACAACGAGATGGAGAGCATTGCCTTGACATACGAAGGAAAGACTGTTTCGCAATCCGTGCTCAATACAACCGTCGGCATGTGGTATGGTACGAAGAAGCTACAGCTCAAGTCCATTTCATGCGTGACCCCTGCCGGTGTCACGGAGAGCTACAATGTCAATACGGGTGTGATAGCGTTTACCGTGGCTTCCGGTATTTCGATGCCTGCACGTTCAGAGGTCAGGATAACCGTTACGGCTACGGTACAGGATACGGATATAAGCCGTGAGCTGGTGTTCACCATTGCCGGTGTACGTGCCGGTAATCCGGGCAGTGATGCGATACTCTATAGGCTGGTGCCTTCCGTCTCATCGGTAAGCAAGCGGAAGGACGGCACTTATAGTGTGGCAAGCGTGTCATGTACACGTACCAAGTCGGTCGGTGGCAGTACAGCTGTTACGACGGATGGTGTGCTGAAATACAGTAAGGACGATGGTTCGGAGATCGAGATACAGAACGGCACGTCCATCTCCCCGAAGAACTTTACAAAGCAGCTGCAATTTGTCTTTTATGTGGGTGGGCAGGTCGTGGACCGGGAAACTATACCCATGGTTGTGGATGGCAACGACGGTAATCCTGGAAAACCTGGCGGTGACGGCGAATCCGTCAAGGCTGGCGGTGAGTGGCGCACGGCTAATACTCCATACAAAAAGCTCACCATCTGTACGATGGGGAGTCGCTCCTGGCTCTCAAAGGTTGACACTTCGAATCCACCTCTATGGACTCAGACAACTCATGACGGGAGGCGAATCACTCAGACCCAGAACGGCGGCAAGTCCTACGGTTATATTATTACCGAAGAAGTGAACACCGACGAATGGGAACAACTGACATCAGACGGCGGCATGGTCTATCTCATCAGTACATGCAGCAATATACGGGTGAGCAATGCCGGTTCGCTTGTTCCTTCAGCTTTCCGCGTCTATGCCAAGCGGACGCTTGGTAGCGCCACATTGACTTATCCGGACGGCTATCTGGCCGCACGGGGGTACAGCAACGGGATATGGAGTTCCATCGCAGGGCCTTCGAGGGCTTCCGAGATTACGGTCAACGCTTCTGCAGGGTATTCAACGTTTTCAGTCCGCTGTTATCAGAGCCAGGCTGACGCTTCGGCATGGAATGACAGTTTCATTGCGGAGATGTCCGTGGGTGTCAGCTATGACGGTTCAAGCGGACGGGATGCCAGTGAGCCGCGTCCGAGAGGTTTTTTCGCCAAGGGCAACACATATGTCTGGAATGAAGATTACCATGACATCGTACTGGCCACATTCAACAATCGCACCATTCCGTTTCGGGTACGGGCTTACGGTACGTCGGTCACTGTCGCACCCACCTCGATAGACGGTGATGCGAATTGGGAGGCGGCACAGCAGTTTATGTTTGTAGCTATGGATATGGCTTTAGCGAGAAAAATACGTGCTGATGAAATCCTTGTGGATGATTTGGTGGTACAGAACGTATTGGCAAGGGATAAAACCGGTAAAGCCATGTGCCAGATTGACGGGGAGAATGGTGGCATTGGGTTCCTGGCCGGAGGCAATATCCGATGGGATACCAATGGTAATGTGTTCCAGGACGCCTCAATTTTCCGAAAGCTGAAACTTCTGGAGTCGAAATCCGATTCGTATGAATACTACCTGGATTTCAATACCGGGTTGAACTTTGAAATATCCCGGATATACTCACTTCCAACGCAAGAGGAAACAATATACCTGCCGAATGCGGCAGACTATGAAGGTGGAGAGTGCATGCTGTATAATGGAGGAATCTATACCCGTCTTACAGCACCTGCAAGCATAAAAGTCGCAGGTGGAGGCAGCTTTATCATAGACGGAGAATACTATTCTAAAATAGTTGTCCCGTCGCTTTCCCTTGCTCAATTCAAGGCCGTAGCGACATACTCTGATGGCGTAAAGGATGGGGTGAAATGGGTTCTAATATCAGGAAAAGCGGAATCGAGAACTTAAAATATCAGTGTTATGAAAGTTTTTTATGAAAGCAAGTTAACAAAATGGCTGCTGTGGCAGGGCTACAACACCATCACATTGGGATGCTTCGTCTTCACCAAGAAAAGCAAGGAGGAGATGAAGCGGAGTACACTTAACCATGAGGCGATTCATGTGCGCCAATGGGAAGAATGTATGATTGCATCGGCTGTGCTGCTGACGGTAATCATGCTGTTTACCGGATTCAACTTATGGGTATATCTACTTTGCCCGTTGTGGTTCTACCTTCAGTATGGGTTGGAGTATGCGATTTCATACGTTTATCACTTATGCCGTAACCGATGCTGGGTGAATGTGGGTGATAAGGCTTACGGAAATTCAGCGTTTGAAATGGAAGCGGAAGCTAACGAAGAGGTAGACGGTTATCTTGATGTGAGAACTCCTTTTGAGTTCTTCAGATATTACGGAAAAATTTGATTTATAATTTACAAAACGAGTTAATTATTAAAATGTTAAATCGGGTAATATTTCCATCCGGAAATTATGCCCCTTAAATGTATTAAGTATGGCAGAAGATATTAAGGAAAATGCGATGAGTGGTGGAACTCCGGCACGGCTGCGTGGACTGGCGGCAAACGGCAACAGTATATCACCGACAATTCAAGAGGTGGCAGAAACTTTCGGTAAAGGATATGCTGCAGATTTGAATAACGAAACAGATTATGGAATTTCTGGCATGTTTAACGCTGATACTATTAATCATCCACCCATTTCATCAGATATTATTTTTGGCATATACTCAAATCATAGAGCAAAATATATAACAGGAGGAGTGTTTTTGTATCAAATAGCTGTCCCAGAAAATATGATAGGAATGTATGTAAGACGATGCTGGAATGGGAATTGGAGCGAATGGAAGTCAGTAACTCTTACTTAAAACTGTGGAATTATTCCACAATACCGTGGAGCACTCCACAATATTCCACAGTATTGTTAAAAGAGGATTTTGCCTTATATTAATGAAAATGAATGCAATATTGTTGCGCAATCATTCTGGTATCAATTTTGTACTATGGTTTATGTCTTAAAAGTTATCAGTAACTTGTAGTTGTTATGGTTAGGCAATAGGTATTAGTTGCATTAAGGTTTAAAGACATTTTGTTCATATTGATTTTCATTCGGAAACTCTCTTTGTTTGGCATTGCATCCCGGTCTGTGAAGTATCGGGATGTTTTTACTTAGATGGTTGCTGTTTCCGACTAAATACTGTAACTTTGTATAGTTAGCCGATATACTACTTAACTAATACTATTTTATTCTTTGGAATAATGAAAGTATTCTCGGTCTGTGAAGATCGGATGCTTTTGGTGGGTAATGCCGCCAATTATTCCAGTTAAGTGTTTAGGTTTTATGCAGTCTACCCCATGAATGGACTGCATTGACAAGAAGTATTCTGCCCGTTCTGACCGAGATGGCCGGAACGGGCATAACCAGAATGAAAATCCACATGGCTTGCAGAACCACTATCATAAGGTACCAATCCTTTTTAAAACTATGTATGTTTCAGTGCTTCTGTTGTTTTTGATAAAAAAGCTACCATTTGTCGTTTTTCGACCGAAAGCAACACCTTTAGTCCCATCTGTATAATCACAGTAAAAATTTGAACCTGCATCTGACACAAAACCTTTTGAATAGGAACCAAAAGCAAATATAGCAGTTGCTGCATTGTTGGGGGATGCAAGCAAATACATACCGTACCCCAAGTCGCCAAGGTCTTTTTCCTCTTTTGCCGCCAATGTAAAGCTATAGGTATATATTCCCATCGCATTCATTACCTCTTCCAATGTCGGTGATATACTGTTGCCGTTTGCCGCCAGTCCACGCAGCCGTGCCGGAGTTCCACCACTCATCGCATTTTCCTTAATATCTTCTGCCATACTTAATACATTTAAGGGGCAAAGAACATGGCACTCTAAAAAAGTAATAGATATGGCAGCTTTTATTTTGTAATATATATACAAATCTGCGTATCTCCACCCGTAATGAGAGAAGTACCTACTTCATTTTGTATTCCTAAACTAATACCATTAGAAGCTAACACTATTCTATTAGCCAATTCGCCATCATTGCGGATATAAGCGTAAATCAAATACTTGCTGGTGTTGGTTGAATCATAGGCAAACACAATACCAACATTAGGTTTCAACAGGGTAGGACCATTCTCATTCGATATTTTAATTCCAAGTTTTTCTCTTATTCCTAAGAGAAGTGATATTAAATCACTCTTCCCAATCTTCCCTTGGCTACTATCACTTGCCTCTCCATATACATACGCCACATCAGTTAGAACCTTAAACGCATTCATTGCTATATCATTACCTGCCATAATATTGCATATTTAAGGGGCAGAAGATACAATCGAGAAATAGATTAGTGAAGTACGCTCTTTCTTTAATCAAAATTATGGTACATAAACAATGCCAGCAGGCTCTTCTGTAAGGACTTTTCTCCCTTCGATAATTGGGCCGATAATAGTTCCTATGAAAGATATTCCAGATGTACACTTTAAATACATAGTTGTGCCCGAAGATTCTACCACATAGCCAATTAGGCTATCACCATTTCCTGAAATTACAATTCTACTACCATTTGTGAACACTAAGTCTATAATCGAGCGAGAAGTAGCATTCCATGAGCCGTAAGACAAATTTATCCGCATCGGTGAGTAATGTGAAATACCTATTTTCCCTAATCGAACATAATGAGTTTCAGCACCTGACACTCCATAATAAAAAGACAAAAAGTCTAATGCCATCGCATTCTTGGCGCTCATCAGCCCCTTGTAATAATCGTTAGCCTCTGGCATCGCATTTACTACTTCTTCCACTGTCGGACTGATGCTATTACCATTTGCATCCAACCCACGCAACCGTTTCGGAGTACCGCCACTCATCGCATTTTCTCTAATATCTTGTTCTGCCATAACATTGCACATTTAAGGGGCGAATCCTCCGGATTATGAAAACTTTATGTTCGATGCTTTATTAATTGCATATAAATTCTTACTTTTAAAGGAGAAAAACAGAATCCTATGAATTACGGTTACATCAGAGTGAGCAGTGAGAAACAGACCGTTGAAAACCAACGGTACGAGATAACTGAATACTGCAAGCGCAAGGGGCTCATTATAGATAAGTGGATTGAAGAGAGTGTGTCTGGTGCCAGGCATCCCAATGTGCGGAAATTAGGCAAGATACTGAATACGATAGACAAAGGCGATACCATATATGTTACGGAACTTTCAAGGCTTGGACGCTGTGCGTATATGGTTATAGCTATCATATCTCATTGTCTGATTGCCAAAGCCAATATTGTGGAAATCCGTGATGACAAGCTTATTAAAGATGATTCAGATTCTGTGCAAGATACGTTTTTAAAGGTCTTATTTGCTCAAAGGGAGCGAGAAGATATATCAAGGAGAACCAAAGCCGGACTTGCCAGGCGGGTAGCCATGGGGATGAAGCTTGGACGAAAACCTGGTGTTCAGAATTCCCATTATAAATTGACTGGAAAGGAGCGGTTAATAAAAAAGATGTTTGAATACGGCTATTCAAAGGCTGCCATCTGCAGAAGGCTACAATGCAATCCGGTTACTTTGGATAGGCACCTTATCAGAATGTGTTATTTTCTGCCATGCCGTTGAGTTGCATATCTTTGCGTAAAAAATGATTTACGCATACATTAGAGTATCAACAGACAAACAAACTGTTGAGAACCAACGCTTCGAAATCGAGAAGTTTGCTCGTATCAGAGAATTAAGTATTGATAAGTGGATATCGGAAACGGTATCCGGAACCAAGTCCGTCCAAAAACGAAAATTGGGTCCACTTATTAAGAAACTGAAAAAAGGTGATACGCTTATAGCTTCTGAAATAAGTAGGCTTGGTCGCCGTTTGATGGAAGTTATGTCAATCCTCAATACACTTATGCAAAAGAAAATCACAGTTCTAACGGTTAAAGAAAAGTATGAGCTGGGCAATAATATCCAATCTCAGATACTTGCCTTTGCTTTTGGTCTGTCTGCTCAAATAGAACGTGACTTGATAAGTCAGAGAACCAAGGAAGGACTTGCACGAAGGAAGGCTGCCGGACAGAAACTTGGAAGGCACGTTGGCGGTCATAATTCAAAGTACAAATTGACAGGTAAAGAAAATCTTATTCGAACCATGCTCGAATATGGTTATTCCAAGGCAGCTATTTGTCGAAAGTTGAAATGTAATCCGAAAACATTGAACGATCATCTTGTAAGAATGAAATAAAATCTCATATTTTCCTCTATATTTGTAATAGTCATAGAATTCTAAATAGGCTTTGGGGATTTGGGAAGTGAAAAAAGCCCCCGGCCTGTTTTCAAAAGTAACGCCAATCACTTCAAAAAAACAATACGCCTATAGCGCGCGACCGGGGGCAAATACCCTCTGCCGCACTATAGGCGATTTTTATTGTTGAAATGATTGGCATTGCAAAGATATAATTTTTTATTGTATGAAAGTGATTGAAATATTAAACTTTAATCGAGAACTATTGAAAAGGCTCCAAGCAGCGGGTATCCGTTTGGAGGATGCCAGCTATATAGACCTATACACTGACTATACTCGCCTTCTGGATCAGGGTGAGAAAGTCTCGTATGTTGTAGCCGTACTATCTGAAAAGTATTCGGTGAGCGAGCGCAAGGTTTATGCCCTGGTAAAGAGATTCCAGAGTGACTGTAAGATATTTGCAGTATGAATGGGCTGCCTTATACAGGAGGGTAGTGTGAGATGAAACAGCTCGCTTATATCAATTAACAGGGAAAAGGCTGCAAAAATAATACAGTGTAACTTCCAGTAAAAATTATGCCTTGTACTTTCTTCTATTCAACTTTGTGGCATAAAACAGAAAATAAAGTATGGAGGTTCACAAAAAAACAACTTTAGGTAACTTGATAATAAAAGAAGTTCCAAAGATTTTAGCCAAAGAATTAATAATCGAACACCATTATTCACATAAGTGGAATGATGGTGGTTTCGGCAAGTTTAATTATGGAATATTCAGAGCGGAAGAACCTGAACGATGTTTAGGTGTTGCAGTGTACGGCTTTATGAAAAATCCTTCTGCTAAGATTTTTACTCACCCTAATCCCGGTGCGTGGATGTGTGAGTTGAATCGTATGTGGATAGATGATTGTTTAGGTCATAATGCAGAGAGTATATTAATTGCTGCATCTATTAAATTATTAAGGAAAGCAGATCCTACATGTGTAGCGGTACAGAGCTTTGCTGACGGGCGATTAGGATGTGGCACAATTTATAAAGCTGCCAATTTTACTTATTACGGATTCCATTATACGGTATTTTGCCGTAACAAGAGGTCAGGAGAAATTATACACGAACAGATATTGACGAATACAACATCCCCAACCGGCTATCTACGTACCAATATAGCATTATTAATAGGTGATTTGGATATATTCCGTGTAAAGACATACAGATACATTTATCCGCTTTGTAAGAAGTTTAGATTTTGTCGTGAGCCACAACCTTATCCGGCATACGATAAAGGTGAAGAACCGACCCAATGGCACCGCAATACAGACAAAATAAAATCCAATATCATTAAACTCCTTGATAAAATAGCCGCGTAATTCTATTATGTGCACACTATCCTCAAGCTATACAAAGATACAAATTTGGAATGGTTTGAGGTATTTTTAATCTCTTTTTGAGAACCGTTTAAATGGCATTGGAAAATAAATAAAAAATCACAATTTGTTTTGTGTTAACAAGTGCAAAACACTCACAAAGTGATTTGAAAAAGAATCACGAAACGTTTTGCGGTTTATATGTGTTGCTGCTGCTGAAGGATTATCCCGGTTCCCGGCTTTGCGGTCACCGCGACCTGAGCCCCGACCTGAACCATAACGGGGAGATAGAGCCGGAAGAGTGGGTGAAACAATGTCCCTGCTTTGATGCGGCGACTATACTGACAGAACCGCCACCACCCAATCCGGCATGCTTATAAAATGTTTTTATTCTCTTTCTTCGTGCTCTTCGCGCGCACGTATATATATAATGTATAGTTATTTTCTCTCTTTTTCCTTTCTTCAAAATTGTTCATGCGAAATGCATTTATGAATCAGTAAGTTACAAAAAAGTTTCATTTTTATTAAAAAAAATGATAGATATGTTTGGCTTGTATTGTTAAATCCTATACCTTTGCACCCGCTTTCCAAGAGAAGGAAAGTGGTAAGATTGAAATACTGAAACAGAAGTGTGGAAGGTGACACAGAGAAATAAAAAGAGATAAAAATATTTTTCGAAAAACATTTGGAACTTATTAATAATTCTCCTTATTTTTGCAGTCCGACTCGCAAAGAAAAAGAACTTTTCTTGTTTTGCTTTTCTTATCCTTGTTTAAAGGATTTGAAAATACAGAAAAGAGAAAAAATAAAAAAAAAACTTCCGGAAATATTTGGAGGATATGCTTTAAAGTTCTTACCTTTGCATCCGCTTTCTGAAAAGAACAGCAATCG